AGCACATTGCTCAGCTTGAAGCACGTGAGATCTTAACACCAGTCTTTGTCGAGGGATATGGTCCCTTAAAGACGATGGGAATCAAAGCAGAAGTCGTTGATGTGGAGATAGAACTGTCATGATAGCGAGAATCGAGAGTAATTTTCTGCGTCGCGCCGCGATAGTTGTCACTATGCCGGTATATATCGTGGTCGTAGCGGCGTACGGTGCTGTATGTGAGTTGAGTGACTACTTTGCCGAAGTAGTCAGTGTCTGGAAACACCATGATTAGAGATCTAAAGGGAAAACTATAGCCATAATAGAGGCTATTGACATCTTCTTACCCTGATATACTGTAGAATCAGTGATTCGGGGCTGAAAATGACACGACTTGCTGATATTCCTAATATCTCAATTAGCCACTTCACTAATAACTGCTCTTTGGTGGCAGTTAAAGAAGTGAGCGGTGCTCCAGATCGAGTGATCCTGGAGCTTTTCCAGAACCGTGAGTACATTCCCCATCTCGGAACCAGAGATCACCAGTACATGGGTGTTCTTTCAGATTTAGGAATTCAATGGGAGTTGATCGACACTTCAATTGACGGTAGAAGCGTACTTATTGAGAAGCGAGACTCTGATGGATATCGTTCATATCGCGTAAATTCAGCTCGCTTTACTACACTTAAGAGATTCTGCATCGATTATCCCACCGGCGTTTTCGTAGTTCGTGGAAATGGACACGCCTGGGTCGTTCGCGATGGTCGAGTTATTGATCCCAACGTCGCTTCTCAAGCTAGGAAACGATTAAGTCGCCGTGTAGAGCGAGCTTGGAGAATTTTTAATCCAGCTCCATCTACGTACGCTGAGAAAGTTGGTGCCGAGACTTATAAACTCAAGCGCGGTGAAGATCCTTTCGTTCGCTTCAGGTATCCATCAACATTCAGAAAAAGAGGAACTAAGTGTTTTGCTCAGGAATACCAAGCTCGGTGCTACATCAACCAGTTCGCTAAAGTCAGTGGAAAAATCAGACTCTCTGAGTTGATTAACAATACAACGTACGATCGATCTATAGCTGCATGGGATTTAAAGCACGGTCACTTAGAAATAGCTAAGGAAGATTAGCTCCAAGTTGCAGCGAACTGCTCGCGTGTAACCCCGTCGGGAACTCGATTGAGATCGATCCCCTTTCCTCCCGGCACGGTGATCCCTGGAACGTAGTGAGGCATAGGCCCTATGCCGTCACCAGTGAATTGCCATAACCACCAGCTGTCGAATCCCTGAGGAAGCTTGACTCTAGGTCCATACTGACAGATCCATAAGCGATGGCTCTTAACGTACTCGAAATCACTGTCGTTAAGCTGACCAATAGTCTCCTTGAGTTTGTTACCTGAGTAGAGCGCTCCTTTACGACCAAGCTTCTGCTCAAGCAAATGAAGGAACTCAACCATCTGCTTGGCTGACATATCAGACTTCTTATTGTTCTCATAGTCGAGAACCATCAGAGTATCGTCCTTGGGCTGAGCTGACTTCAAGAAAAAATCAACTTGTCTAGAAACATTCTCTCCGGTATTAAAGTGATAAGCACCCCAGAGAAGACCATCTACTTCCGCTGCTAACTTCCGTCTCTCATCGTATGCTACGTCCTTGTACGTAGTTCCCTGCGATGCTTTATGGATGATTCCCCATACACCTGCGTTAGCAGCGGGATGAAAATCTTCGACATCATCACCGTGATAGATATCAACTACACGAGGAACGAACCCTGAAGATGGAGCAGCATATTTACCTCTGTTAGCCAGAGTCTGAGAACCCAAGATTCCATCAACATCGCTCGGCATTCCAGCTTCTTTATAAACCAACTGCTCAAATCCAATGAGCTTATGTGAATCTGGCCAGCCGTTTGTGTTGAACGTTGAGAGAGCGGCGTTGATTCCCTTCATAGTTCCAGGACCGACTACACCATCGATTTTTCCAGAATAGAGACCTCGCTTAGCTAATTCTTTTTGGATCGCTGCGTTGTCCATATTTGATTCTCCTTAAATAATTGAGCACTTAAACGGGGGATCGACTATTTATGAGTACAGCGGATGAAGACTTTTTTGATGTGTTATCAACGCGCTCCATAGAAGCTGAGATCAATCGACACACGTATCTGACGGAAAACAATCGGGAACTTGCGTTCTTAGGTACAACGCTTCTTGTCAGAGCGTTGAACATACTGACGCTCTTGTCTCCTCCGGAGCAGCTTAAAGACGCCGTTGTTGATCTTCTTGACGAGAAGAAAGATAGGTACAATATCATCAACGGTGTGTTATCTTCTTTGACATCTGATCAGATTAAGTTAAAATAAGCTTATATCAAATCATGATGGGTTTAAAAGAAGTGTCGAATAATCATCGGATTACATTCGGCGTATCTATGATAATATGCGCTGTAGCAATTCTATTTCGAGGGACTGAGACGATCGATGTGGTGGGAGCTATATTAGCTTTCTTCATCGGCTTCTCATCTATCGTCCCAATGTTCTTTCCAGATAGGTGGTAGATGAACGCGCCGGTTACATACGTTGAGAACTACTTAAACACAGCTTATGCGTGGTCCGTATATGAAAGACTTCGAAATGGGCTAGACTGGGAGAGAAGGGACACTGCTCCTCGGTCTGAATATTGGACTAATAGATTTAGTCAACCGTACACATACGGTCAGGGACTGGGTCAACGTACGTATGAATCTCGTCCCAATACACAGGACATCGCCAACATCGCTCTGTTGATATGGATCAGTCATGGAGACGTCATTCATCGTCCTCCAGAGGGATGTTTCTTGAATATGTACGAAGACGGTACAGACGCACTCGGCTGGCACTCCGACGATGATCCAGGTATCGATCACACTCAACCCATCTCCGTGATTACGCTTGGTCAAGAGCGTCGGATCGAGTTTCGTGGAAAAGATGAGAAAGGTCACGCTCCAGGAATTACACTCAAGCATGGATCTCTTCTCATCATGCACGCCGGGATGCAGGACACACACGTACACCGCATTCCAAAGATTCACGAAGAAATCGGTCCTCGAATCTCTCTTACGTACAGGTCTCTTGTATCATGATCGTTGTTGTTATGTTCTATGTTTCGTTAGCTTCGATGTGGATCACCACTGTTGCTGCGATCGCTGATCCGGTCTCTAAAAGTCATCCGACGTTGATGTTTTTTGTGTCGCTTCTTTTTGGATGCTTTACGAGTGTATTCTTTCATCTAAAAAGGGACGACTGATATGAAGATCAATAAGGACTCGATTCTCTTTACACCAGAGCAGATCGCTAAGATTGAGAAGCACTTCAACGCCAAGTACGTGTGTGAGACGTGCTGCAAGAATTCAATGGGTAGCTGGATCAACCAGCCGTGTGCGTTGTTCTGGACTGATGTACCTCATCCTCAGGGATCGAACTACTTTGTTCTTTATTTTGGTGGAATGGGCGACGTGCTCATGATTTCCAACGGCATCTCCGCGACTCAAGACGAATTCACAGGCGTTGTGGGTGCTGATAATGTGGTTTACTACTCACGCTATCGTCACGACTACAGGAACATTCCAGGAGGATTCATCGACGGCGGTCGCGACTATATTCGACTCGGGGGCGACGTGTGTAATAATGAGCAAGTGTCCTTGAAGATCGTTGGTCCTGAACTCGTTCTCATTCGCAACTCCGAGTGCACCGAGATTAAATCGGTGACTGAGACTAAGCTTTTAGAACACCACGCTGCTGAAGTGTGATATAAATAAGAAATAAGGACGTGTGGGTGAGAGGCTTATACCAGCGGTCTTGAAAACCGCCGAACCTTCGCGGGTTCCGTGCGTTCGAATCGCACCGCGTCCGCATAGAGTCTCCAGTTTGCTAAATAGGTCACCAAGCCTTAGCAAACTGGAGACTAACAATTTATTATACAATCTATAAAATCACGAATCAAATCAACGGTAAATTCTACGTAGGCAAGCATCAAACGGAAGATCTTGACGATGCTTATATGGGTTCTGGTAAATACATCACTAGAGCCATCAAGAAATACGGCGTAGAAAATTTCACTAAAGAATATCTTGGCATATATGATGCTGAATGGAAGATGAATTTAGCTGAGAAAATTTTAGTTGTTATCGATGAAGAAGTATCATATAATCTTTGTCCTGGTGGCAAAGGTGGATGGGGATATATAAACGAAACGGAAGGTTTAAATCTACGTTTCGATAAAGAATATCAAAAATCAATTTCTCCATTTGGAAATAAAGAATATCGCGAAAAATATAAAGAAGCATTTTCTAGAGGCGGTACTAATTCTTTAAAGAAACAACGAGAACGTGGACCAATTAGAAGCTTTCTAGGTAAAAAGCATTCTGAAGAAACGCGAAAACAGATGTCTAAATCCCATCAAGGAAAACATGATGGAGAAAAGAATCAATGGTTCGGAACTATGTGGATTACAAATGGTTCTGAAAATACGCGAATAAACAAAACATCTCCTTTACCGGATGGATGGCGTAAAGGACGAATTTATTCCGGTTAACCCGAGCATGGTGCATGGGCGTGCCTGTTAAGCACTGATTAGGGAGGATCGTTACCTCCAACCGGAGCCATTTCTAAGAGTTGAGCTGAAGCTCCTCTTTTCTCATTTTAAACAACACAGGAAAAACATGATTGAGATTTATACTCGTGATGGATGTCCGCACTGCAATGAAATCAAGCAGTTTCTAAAGAACAAAGACATAAACTACAACGAATTTAAGATCGGTGTAGACGTTGAGCGGAACGACGTTGTCGCTAAGTTTCCCGATCAGAAGACACTTCCAATCATTGTACTCAGCGGTGATGTTATCGGTTCTTCGGAATTAAGGCTGATCGTTGAAAATGATCAGTTAGAGTTATTTGCATAAATAAAGGAGCGCTCCATGAATAAGCAGAAGTATCTAGAAGATCTACGTAATGGTATCGTCGAAGTCGAGTTCAAGAAAGTCTCAGGTGTTAGTCGCACGATGCAGTGTACTCTGAACGAAAACTATCTTCCCAAAGTCTCAGGAGATTTCCAGAGCAATCGAGTAAGAAACGATGACGTCTGCAATGTATGGTCGATAAATGACGGCGGATGGCGTTCGTTCCGATGGGATTCTATCACTTCTTGGCAAACTGCTACGAATTCTCTTCCGACAATCACCGAATCGTCAGCTGATGATGTAGAGTAGCATGGGTGATATTGTAGTCACTACAGTCCTCACAGAGGATTCTTTCGTCAATCAGAACGGCACCGGAAAGATAGCCGACGTTCTCTATAATCTAGAGAGCAATCGCTACGCTGTCAGGTGCTATAAAGACAATGTTCTGGTTAAAGTCATCACTGATCCTACTTGGATTCTTGAAGACGCAGCGTTTGATGCCGCTGAAGCATACATCAACGAGGACTAGATGGAAGTAAATGAACTTTCAGTGAACGCCATGGGTGGGACTGAATTGATGATGAAGAGGATCTATGATTCTCTTGATTCAAAGCTGCTCGAGACGGTACAGATCATTCCGTCCCGAGTGCGTGAGCTAAAGAACGATAAAATTAGAATTCTCTATTGCCACGACCTCGACGAAGATCCGGAAGCTGAGAAAGCACTTGGGAATCGCAGATGGGAGCGATTTCATCAGATTGTTTTTGTGTCAAATTGGCAGATGCAGCGGTATATTCAGAGATACGATATTCCATGGTCAAAGTGTGTGGTGATTCCAAATGCCATCAATCCAATCAGAGCTCCCGCACAAGACTACTCGTTTCTAAGAACACCGGATCGCCCTTATAAGTTCATCTATCACACCACTCCTCACAGGGGATTAAACATTCTCTGTGCTGTGATCAATGAACTCGCGAAGAAACACCCAGTTCATCTAGACGTTTACTCATCGTTTAAGATATACGGATGGCCTGAGAGGGATGAGCAGTTCAAAGCTCTCTTCGATGAGATCGAAGCTCATCCGAACATGACCAATCACGGGTCAGTTTCGAATGATCAGATTAGAACTGCACTAAGCACCGCTGACATCTTTGCGTATCCATGTACGTGGACGGAGACGAGTTGTCTAGCATTGATCGAAGCTATGTCAGCTGGACTTCTCTGTGTTCACTCAAATCTGGGTGCTCTGTTTGAGACTTCAGCTTCTTGGACTACGATGTATCAATATCTAGAGAATGTCAACGATCATGCATCGGCGTTGTATCAGATCCTAGATAACGCTCTGATCAATTGGGGATCGGACATCCAGCAAAATCAAGTCAAGAATCAGAGAGAATATGTTAATGTGTTCCACAATTGGAACTTCCGCAAACATCAGTGGGAATCTCTGATACTGTCTCTTCAGTCTGAACCTAGGGAGATACCGGAACCGTCGTTTGTTTATAGAACGTGAGAACATGGAAAACCTAAATAAGACAGAAGAGGTGTCCATGTCAGATGAATCTAACGTCATCACATTTCCTAAGAAACGGAGAAATACTCCGTTTTCTACTAGTCTCGGTGTTGAGACAGAAGAAGACGTTGATGAGCGCGTTGAAGCCGTTCATCGTATCCACATCTCCAACATTCTAGACGCTATCGTTGACACACTCATACAGCAGCTCATCGTTGGTGGGTTTGAGATAGACGACGACGATGCTCTTCCTCTTTCTTTCATTTCAGAATCCATCCACTCGCTGATGTCCGAGCATTATGGGATGTATCATCCTTTTCAAGATGTTATGGAAAAAACGATGATTGAAGATGAAGAAGGTGTTTATCTGATACGTGAGAACATTGCTACACAACACAATGAGAAAGGTATAGATGCTTCAGCTGAAACGATTACCGCCGACGGCGCCTGATGAACATAAAAAATGCGTAGTATACGTAATCGGCGATCCAGATGTTTTCTTTAAAGAATTAAGTGTCTTTTTATCTGACTGGGATGATAAGATCAACGTATATTTTTTAGATCTTTACGTTGGAATCACTAAGCAAGCTCGAAAACGATTCAACGACAACTGCATGAGAAAAACACGTAAAAATCAGCACATCGCCGAGATAATAAATGAAAAGCAGTGGACTCGTGAGAAGAATATGTGGCCTATCTTCGAAGGTGATAAAGCTACATGCGACAATATTGAATACAATCTTCGAACTAGAGCTAACATGGGTTTGAATACGAAGGTAGGTGGTACGTCTAAGACAGACCAATATCATACTTCAATGAATGAGATTCGTAAAAAAGTCATTAAATATCTGAAGAAGCACAATGCTTTTGCTTGATTTTTCCCAAGTGATGATCGCCAACTTACACGTGCAGATTGGCCTTCACGCAGCTAACGAAGTAGAACCAGATCTGCTTAAGCACATGGTTCTAAACACACTGCGTTCGATCCGCACTAGATTTCCCAAAGATGAGTACGGTGAGCTCATCATTGCATGTGATGGTCGCTCATGGAGAAAGAACGTATTCCCATACTATAAGGCTGCTCGAGCAACGGCTAAAGAAAAGTCGCATCTCGATTGGAACGCAATCTTTAAGATCTTTAATGAGATCAGAGACGACGTGGCGAAATTCTTTCCGTATCGCGTAGTAGGCGGTGATGGAGCCGAAGCAGATGACGTTATCGGTACGCTCGTTCAGGAGTTCGGTGTTGAGGGATTGAACACTGGTGAAACTATCGTGATTCTATCCGGTGATAAAGACTTTGCTCAGCTTCATCGATACGCTAACGTTAAACAGTACAATCCAGTTGCTAAAGCCTGGATCACACACCGCTCAGCTAATGAATATCTGCAAGAGCACGTTATCAAAGGCGATGCTGGTGATGGTGTTCCTAACATTCTCTCAGACGACGATACATTCGTTGTTCCAGGCAAGCGTCAGAAGCCGATGACTGCCAAGCGTATGAAGGAGTGTAAGGAGATGTTCTATATCGATAACTTAGACTCCATCGCTGATCCTGAGATCACCAGGCGATACATAAGAAACTTCCAGCTGATCGATCTGAGGAATACACCAGATGAAGTTCGTAAGAGCATCATGGAATCATATGAACAGCAGGCTGGAAAAACGAAGCGCCACGTTTTTAACTACTTAATGAAGAACCGCATGCGAATTTTGATGGAAGCGATTCAAGATTTTTAGAAAGGAATTTAAATGACTGAACCTCGACACCAGTCAATGTATAAGACACTGGAAACCGCAGCAAAACTTGATAAGAAAGCGGAGAAGATTAAGTATCTGCAGTCCGTTGATAAGCCGCAACTTAGAGCTCTGCTGTGTATGGCCCTTGATCCGACTATCGAGTTTCTTCTTCCAGAAGGACGACCTCCATTTCAAGTGAATGAGTGGAAGTATGATCAGGAAGACGCGCTGTACGCTCAGATGAAGAAGTTCTATCTGTTCCTGAAAGGACCAAATAAGATCTTTGGGAACGAATACAATCATAACGTAAGACAAGTTCGAAGAGAGCAGATCTTCATCCAACTTTTGGAATCGCTTCAGGCAGACGACGCTGAACTCGTTCTATGTGCTGTTGAGAAGAAGCTACCGTTTAAAGGACTATCAGTCTCAATCATCAACGCAGCGTTTCCTGGATTGATCACCATCCCCGAGAAAACAAAAGAGGAAGAGAAAGAACTACTATAATGGGCCGTTCATGGAAAGACGACGATTGGCACGATGAAGAAGAACTTCAGGAAGCTGAATATCGTAAGAACAAGCGGAAGAAGCGTCAGTTCGTTGAGCCGGACATCGAGCTCGGTGAACCAAAGAAAAAGTGGGAAGATACATTCTCAGCTGAATCAGTTTTACTAGACACTTACTTTAAGAGAAAGCGCTGATGCCGTACTACAACTACATCGATAAGAAGACTAAGGAACCGGTTGAGTTGAATCTCGGCTTGCAGACCATCTCAGAGATGGAAGCTTTTCTGAAGAAGAATAAGCACCTGGAGCTCGGTGTTACAGGTGCACCGGGTTTCGGAGATGCATTCAGACTCGGTATCAGGAAACCGTCTGAACACTTCCGTGATACTCTTCGCCACATCAAAAAGAAGCACAAGGGATCGACGATAAACATTAGATAAAACGGACTTTTTGTTATGAAGGAATAACTCATAGCAAGGAGCATACATGAGCAAGTCACCAAAATCTAAGAAGAGCAACACAGCAACTCGCATCAAGAATGAGATGGTTCTCTCAGATGCACGTCCCCTGACAAAAAATCAAGGTGTTGCGTTTGATGCATGGAACAATGGTCAGCATCTTTTCATGCATGGATATTCTGGTACTGGTAAGACGTTCGTAGCTCTTTATCTAGCTCTTCGAGATGTAGCAGCTGGTAAGTTTAGAAAACTCTACATCGTCAGATCAGCTGTTCCCACCCGTGATCAGGGATTCATGCCCGGTTCATTGAAGGAGAAAGCTGAGGTTTATGAGGCACCTTATAAAGTAATCTGCACTGATCTGTACGGTCGCGGAGACGCTTATGAGATCTTAAAGCAGAAGGGTATCATTGAGTTTGTCACTACATCGTACGTTCGCGGTATAACACTGGACGACTGTGTGATATTTACAGACGAGATCCAGAACTTGAACTTCCATGAGTTAGATTCAGTCATCACACGGACTGGAGAGGATACTCGTCTTGTTTTCTCCGGCGACGTTACTCAGACGGACTTCATCCGCGACAATGAGAAGAACGGACTCAAGCAGTTCATGAAGATCGTCCGTGAAATTCCAGATTTCACATTTATCGACTACGGCATTTCCGACATCGTCAGGAGCGACATCGTCAGGGATTACATCATCGCGAAGGATAGGATTGGAACGTGAGTTTCAAACATCAACTCTATACACGTACAGAGCTGACTGATACAACAACGGAAGCCGGCAGGGTATACCATACACCAGTCGGCGACCTGCGTTCTGTGACCACGAGAATTGGAGATAAATCGGACAACACGTGGCTCAAGGAATGGAGAGATCGCGTCGGTGATGAAGTTGCTGATCAAGTCTCTCGTCAGGCGTGCACACGTGGAACCAGCATCCACAATCTAGCTGAGAAATACTTGATGAACGATCCCATGTGGAAGAAGGGATCGATGCCAGTCAATATAGCGACGTTTCTAAAGCTTAAGAAAGTTCTAGATCAGCGGGTCGGGACTATCTATGGGATTGAATATCCACTCTACTCAGCGATGCTCCAGACGGCCGGAAAGACTGATCTGGTAGCTGAGTTCGATGGGATCGATTCGATCATTGATTTCAAGACGTCGAAGAAGCTTAAGACTCGAGAGGACATTCCCGGATACTTCATCCAGTCGACGTGCTATTCGCTGATGTTCGAGGAACTCACTGGAAAGAAGATCAGACAGATCGCTGTGATTCTCGCCGTTGATGAAGATGATAGTCAAGTCTTTGTTGAGAAACCATCGACGTGGTATTCTGAGGTTCAAAGAGTGTTCTGCACATGAAAAAAGAGTGGGCTTATGAGGCCCACTCTTTCCTCTTCGGTATACGCAGAACGAACTACCGAAAATACAAGGTCGAACACGGGGTGGGGGAACTCAGCGTCCGACCTTGATTTCTCGCAACGATCGCATCGTTAAAGACGTTCTCATAGTCTTTATATACGGAGATGAAGATCTGTCGGGCTGAGTTGTAATCATCCTCATGCCATATCAAGAGATCTTCCGCGCATTCTATAGCGTTTTCGATCGTGCTCATTTTTAAAAGCCCCATGTGTAAAGTCGTTTACACATATCAAATGTAATCCATTCCTCGGCATTTGGGAACTACTTTTGATTCACTGTGATAATGAACATAAAATGATCCCGATCACATAGAATGAAATGGGACTAAAATAAGTCAAAAAGGTATTTACAATACTGGTTAAAATGAGTAGATTACAGTTATTGATTCTGGGGTGGGGTAGTTTACTTTCGGCATCGTCGAAATCTCCGTATCAATCATCGGTTTAAACACGCACACTTGTCGTCTTGACAAGACGCTGCGCTATGCATTCAGCGTCCGATGCTGTTAACTTTATCTTGGGGAGTGAAAAAAATCCTAACCGTTGGAACAAACGATTTTACAACGGTATCTCACTGTGTAGAGTTAAAAACATCGAGACAACTCGAACGGTATCAGAGAAATAGGAGATAGTTAGATTATGTCTGATGAAAAGGATTGGAAAAAGGGCGATAAGCGCTCTACCGCGATCGAGATCATGAAAGATTTCATGGTAAAGTATCCGGATGGTCACTCTTTCGAGGAATGCACCAGAGCGATCCGTGAAGCTCTCTTTGGGCACTTCGATGACCCAGAGCTCCTAGCCAAAGCTGAGAATCAAGCGCGATCGTACTACATGCACATCGTCAACAACAAAATGATCGATGGTTTCGTTATGGGAGCGAAATCTAAGAGGAAGACTAGGTCGAAGTCGACTTCAATTGAAGTCGAGCCGGCGACCACGGAGAAGCGCGGCACACCGGAGCGATTGGCTCTGATGAAGAAGGTTGCTTCTCAGCGTAAGAATAAGAAGACGATTCCTACGCCTGAAGAAGCTACGAAAGAGATCGAAGCCCTTGCAGCGGCTGGTGCTCAGTACCAGTACGCAGAGACCGAGGAAACTTCGAAATCTCTTGAACCGGCGTAAGTGATCACTACACGGTTCAAAGCGGGAGGGAACGTTCCCTCCCGCTTTTATTTGTTCTATTAACAGAACGTTTACGAGTGCCTGATATGATCCTATTGTTCAACCAATGGAGAATACCATGGACCCGATTTTATACATTCGAGAAGGCATCAAGGGATTTGTCATCTTTGCCTCGATGCTGATCGTCTACTACGCTTTCTACTTCATTCGCTGAGAACGACAAAAGGGAGGCTTTAAAGCCTCCCTTTTTATTTTTGACTTCTGAACGAGAAAAAGGCCGGTAACACTACCGGCCTTTTTGTTTTTGCTGGAGATTTTACTCGGTGGTCTCGGGCGCCGGCGCTGCAGACTTCTTCACCGACTTTACCTTGGTCTTCGACTTGGCCGACTTTCGGGCATTTGAAGTCGAGGACTTCGACGTCGACTTCCGGGCAACTGCTTTACCTCCGAGCATGCCTGGAGTGCGACGAACGAACGCCATGATCGAGGGAACGTTGTGATCCGGAAGCTTCTTCTCCGCCGCTGCCCGAGCCTTGACATACGAGTCGGAGTCAAAAGGCGTCTTGGGCGTAATCCGATGCTTCTTCATGATCTCAATAACCGTTCCGCGAATCTCACCGCGAGCAAATTTCTTAGCAGCCATAACGAAGCCTCCTTCATCATTATGATCAAAGAAGGGATTTCCTTGATCCGATGATCTCAGTACTATCACATTGAATATGTATGTAAACAGCAAAAACAGCAGTTTTCAAAAAATAATTTGCTGCTAGAACATAAAGGGAACATTTGCCGAGCTTCTCGCGTGTATATATAATGAGATGTATGCGAGTCGAAAAAATCATCACAATGCCAGTTTACATTCACGTGATGATGGTTTAAATTGATTTCATCAATCACGGGGATTTTTCCCCTAACTAGAGGAAAGTGAAAATGTCACACGAACTCGAAATCATCGATGGAAAAGCCATGATGGCATACACCGGTGAGGCTCCCTGGCATAAGCTTGGGACGAAGGTGCCCAACGACTTGACACCGGCTCAGATGGGTAAGGCAGCCGGCGTCGACTGGAAAGTCGAGATGCGACCCATGTCGGTTCCGCTTAATGGAAAGAGAGCAGAAGCGTCTTCAGGTGCTTTGATCCGACTCCCTAATGGGAAGAACATCAAAGAAGAAAGCATTTTAACAGAAGTGCGCAACCGCAGCGACTGGCATCCGACTCAGAATTCTGAGGCTCTGGAGTTCTTCCATGAATTCGTGATGAAGGGGAAGATGGACATGGAGTGTGTCGGCTCTCTCTTCGACGGTCAGATCATCTGGGCTCTCGCCAAAGTAAAAGATTCCTTCACGATAGCTGGGAAGAAGGACCGTGTTGATTCCTATCTTCTCTTCTCGAATCCGCATCGGTACGGTATGTCCAGGAACATCCGCTTCACACCGATTCGGGTGGTTTGCAACAACACCCTGACGTGGTCGCTCGATGAGAAGAGCAAAAACGCCGTATCTTCAAATCACCGACGAGCGTTCAACGCCGACGAGGTGAAGGAGAAGCTCGGACTTGCTCACACGAAGATGGAGGGATACAAGGAGCGCGCTGAGTTTCTCGCGAGTAAGAAATACAACAAGACGAACATCGTCGAGTACTTCAAGGAACTCTTTCCTATGGGAGAGAAGAAGAAGGATGCGAAGCGCGAGCGGAAGACTGATCTTCACATCGGTGCCCGCACGTGCATGGCTCTTCTCGATACACAGCCCGGCGCCGACTTCGCTCCAGGTTCGTGGTGGAACGCCTTCAACGCAGCTACTTTCTACGTAGACCACGTCTACGGCAAGAGCGAAGTGACTCGGCTTCAGAACTCGTGGTTCGGTGGAGGCGAGAACAAGAAGAACGATGCTCTGACCAAGGCACTTGAGTACGCCTCCTGATATACAGCAGTCGGTGGGATCAGAATCCCACCGACATCATTCTCAACAAAGATGGAGAAGTGTGATGGATAAGCTTACAACTCACGTTGAGTTCGACATCCCAGATGATAAGCTGGGAGCCGCGATGCGTGTGCTCCTATCCCTGCGAGCGGAAAACATAGCTCAGCGACCAAACGGTACAGAGCGCGTTCGAAAGAACGAGCGACCTGGAAAGATGAACGGCGTTTCCATTCGCGACGTGATACTTCGATTGTTTCAAGAAAAAGACCAGTTGACTAAACTGGAGATTATGCGCGCGATCAGAGACGCCGGCTTTGCTCCAGGAGGCGTCAACACTCCCTTGTCGAATCTCGTTCAGGGGAAAGTGATTCGGCGAATGAGTCGCGGAGTCTATACGATGCCGAAGGCGCTGCCAGCACCTTCTTCAAAGAAGGCATCGTAAGATGGCAGTAAAAACAAAACGCGGAAAAGTCAGCAATTCACACTCAGTGAAGAGCTATAAGACGTATCGGTTCATCAACAAAGATCCGATCATCGACAAGCTACGCACGCTTAAGTTGGATACGGGAATGTCCGCTATGGACATCGAGCGCGCGTCTGGTCTCAAATCTGGGACACAGAACAATTGGTTCAAAGGTGGAACTAGACGCCCACAGCACGCCTCGGTTGCGGCTTTCGTCGGAGCATGCGGGTACGAGTTCAAGATCACGAAGAAGAAGCACAAGAGTTAAGCAGTTATCAGAGGAGGGGTTTTTGAGCCCCTCCTCTTACCTATTGACATTCTTCGTGATCGTGATAAATATGATTCGGCAACGGATGGAGAATCATCATGAAGAAGCTGAATAATAAGACTCTGATCAAGGGTGGACAACTAGCTGATAAGCTGGGTTTCATTCAGGCTGCCATGGCTCCTCTCAAGCTCGATGAGAAGGAGACGAAGAAAGCCATCTGTGAACTCGTCATGGAGCCGGCTTCGTTCAATGGCAAGCTCTATCGAGCAACAGTCTCATATGCATATCCGGAGCGATACGATCTTGAGAAGATGAAGAAGTATCTGACTCCTCGTCAACTCAAGTCGTGCTTAGTGCCGTGCACTGAACCGACCATCTCAGTTCGAGTGTTCTCGCTCAAAGCTGCTGCAAACGGAAAGCATAAATCATGAAATGGACTGCTCTCCTTTTAGCTCTATCAGTTTCTGCCGCTCACGCCGGCATCGCACAGAAATGGGAAAGCGTATCTCCAACCATGACTGAGCAAGAGGGTCCGATTGCGAAAGCAGCTGAGAACATGCATGATCCCCGTGCGCAAGTCGACTTCATCAACCAGAAGATCAATGAAATCGTTCGGTATAAGACCGACGGTGCCGGTCAAGATCACTGGCAGAGTCTTCATGAAACGCTCAGTCTTAAGACTGGAGACTGTGAGGACTACGCGATCGCTAAGTACACGCTGCTTCATGAGCTCGGGTATCGCGACTTGAGAATCCAAGTGGGTCGCTTGTCCAGAAGCGGTAAACCCCATGCGTGGGTCGAAGTTAAGATCAACAACGCATGGTTGATTCTCGATAGTCGAACTAACGTAACACCGAGCACCACGGAAGCTAAAGATTTTTATACACCGATCTTTACTCTGTCTCTTGAAAACGGTATCATGATAGGAACACTTCATGTCAAAGAATCTTAATAACATCGTAGCTCTAGCTCTTCTGTGCGCTATCTTTATGACCGCACTCAACATCTATCAGAAGATCTCAGACATTCGAAAAGAAGATGCGATCTTTAGTGAGAAATAGTTTTACAACGGTATCTCATCTTGTATAATGGTCCCAGAAACACAAGTTCTGGGACCATTTTCTTATGGCAAAGTCAAAACTCCTCACTCGCCGAAGCTCAAAGAAGAAGATACCGCAGTCTAAGCGCGAGAAGAAAGCGATCAATGAGAAGTACTGGGGTGCCGATGAACCTCAGATACCGAGTGGAGTTCTGACGGGCGGGGAATATACGAAAGCTCTGTCATGGTACAATATCATGGGAGAGTATCTGGATGATACTCCAAAGAAATGGGTAATCGACTACCTGACTTCTCAAGGACGGCGTGATGAGGCGGGAAGGATCAAGTCAGTTCCCGATAAGTGGATTCCAACCACACTCTCGTCTCAATCGAGGCTCCTAGGGCGCGGCGCGATCCTGTCTAAGGATTCCCTATTGGCTTTCGAAAAGTTCATCGGTGAAGCCCTCAGGCATGAGGGGGACACCACCGAAGATGAACCAAGTGAGAATGATCCAGAAATCCCAGTGTTCGAGAAGCCAACGATCCAAGAGAGGACTCGGGAAAAGACTTCGGACATCATCGGTGAACTCGAGGGGCTAATCGATGATGGTTTCTACGAGGACTTCAAGCTCGATACGTGGTATCGTGAAA